GATTGGGATATTCTTAGTTTTGGAAGTAATCTACAATCTGAACATTATTTGTATAGTGATAACCTCGTGAGGTTAAAAGATGGTTGGATGACACACGCTATGGGATATAGTAAAAAGATGATAAAGGTAATTTTAGAAAAGTTTAATCCTGACAAAGATGTAATATTCGATGAATGGCTAAGGCTTAATATTTATAACGATTATCAATGTTTTATGACTTATCCAATTTCGGCATGGCAGTTGCCAAGCTATTCACATATAAGCGAAAGAGAAGTGGATTATATGGCTTTGTTACCAACGACAAAATCAATGATTAAAATATGAATATACTTTTTCACATTCACGCATACCCACCTGATTATTTAGCAGGGGCTGAAACAATGGCTCATAGGTTTGCAAAGTACTTAACAAGTGTAGGACACGATGTTAGAGTATTGCACCCCGAAACTAAGAAAGATGGAGTATTTGATGGTGTGAAAGTTCTAAGTTTTAACAAAGAAAACAACGATTGGAAGAATAGTTACAATAAAGAGTGGGAGTGGGCGGACGTTATATTTACTCATTTGGTTTACACTCATTACTGTTTGAACAAATCGAGGTATCACAAGAAAAAGATTATTCATATTGTTCATAATAGTTTTGGAGATTATCTTTTAAAGGTTAGGACACGAAATAATTACTTGGTTTATAATAGTGATTTTGTGAAAAATAATCTTGACTATAATCATAAGGGAATAGTAGTTAAACCACCAGTTGATTATCGAGAATACGAAAAGGTTAAGCCGAAAGGAGAGTATATAACCTTAGTTAATTTGAACGAAAACAAGGGCGGGGAGCAATTGATTGAAATAGCTAAGAGATTACCACAATATAAGTTTTTAGGCGTTGAGGGTGGCTATTACGAGCAAATAAAAGACACTAAGGTTAAGAACATAAAGTATATAGGGCAACACAAAAACAAATTGGCTTGATGTCAAAACTCATGGTTCGGCTTATAGGATAGACGAATCAGTTAATGGATACACCACAAGCTATAGGATAGTAACCAGTAATGATGTAATACATGGCTCTTTTACTCATTATAAAGACCTAACAATAGAAGAAAAACAAAACGTGGTTATTGAGAGTATAAAGGAGTTGAGTAAATGAAATACAAAATCAAAATAGACCCCAAGACTGTAAAACCCAATCCAGATTATTTAAAGACAAAATACTTTGGATTGAAAAGAGAGTATGAGTTTACCTCAAAAGTGAAACCTATAACACTAATCGATGGAAAGGATTGTTTTATTACAAGTTGGTTTGAAGGAACAGAATATAATGGAATATTAATTCATGGTATTACGGAGGAACAAATAAAGAAAGAAATATCCGTTAATACATCCTTTAAATTATCCATTAAACAGGGCCACGACAGGCAATATATTGACGACAGAACACACATATTCGAATACAAGAACAAAAAGGTTAAATGTGATTGCTGTGGTGAAAACTTTGATTACTACTTATTACTTGATAGTGACCCTGACAATTCAGGATATGACGAATACTATAATGGTTGCCCTGTATGTTATGAAAATATGTGTTGCGAGATAGAGTTTGAAACAATTGAAGAATATTTAAAGAAATAATTATTTTTTTTAAGCATGGTTAATAGAAAGGCTACTTACTTTGTAGGTGGTCTTTTTTAATGCAAAAAGGAGGCTCATACCTCCCATTCTTTTAGTTTATCCTTTATAACCTTATTAATCTCTTCTTTCTTGCTTTCGGGGCATCTAAAAGCTATTGTACATGTCTTTTCTTTGTACTTGTTTTTCCTTCCTACTCCTTTGTGGTTTTGCTTAACTACCTCTTTGACTACATATGTAGTATTATCCCAATCTACTATCATCGTGTCAAAACGTTTAAGTCCTCTAACCAATTCAATGCAAGGATTAAAAAGGTTAGGAATAAGATTGTTTTTGTCTTGCGGTTCATGGTGTTTGATTTGAAAATTCTATTATTACCGACCCATTTAGTTTTTTAAACATAACTTTAGACCACCCTTTGGATGTTTGCATAGAAAACAATTCGACATTTCTTTTATTTGTGGAATATAACATAAATCCAGTAAAATCAGTTTCTGACTCAGATTTTTCAAAAACTACCACCGTTTTGTCTACCCCGATATTGCAAATAAGTATATCTCCTTTTTCGAATTTACTATTTGGCTTTTTGTGATTTAAAGAAATAAGTTTTGTTTTCATTTTTTTAATAGTTTTAAAACTTTTGACGTTCTCAAATCCATTTCTTTATTTAAAGCTGATAAAATTGGCTCAATACCAATTACTGTTTGTTTGTCTTTTTCTGCCATTGCATCATCTAATATCAATCGGCAATAATCAAACATTGCTTTCAAATCAGCAAAATTTAGTTTTTTTATCTCTTCCATTTTGTAATTATATTGAAACAATGTAACAATGTGCCTTGGAAAAAATTAAATTTCTACCTTCCTTTTTGTTCATGAAGTTTGTAGCTGCTTTTGAAGTTGTAAACTCTTTTGCTTCGATTATTACTCCTGCGATGTTTACTAATTTTTTCATTTTCTTTATTGTTTAATTGTTTTTGCCTTATTGACAGAACAAACTTACGATATATAATCTAATTATGCAAACAAAATTAAAGATATTTTTAAATTATTTTTTTTACGATGGGTTTTCCTTCCACAAACCAAACTCTTTTAACCCTTCTTCTGTTAAGAAAGATTTACGACAACGGCAATTAACAACGTTAACCGCTCCGCCCCTTGGGTCTCCTGGCCCATTCATATTAACCCCATCAATCATAAAATCCGTTCCCTTTGGTCTATACTGCCCATTGGCTTTGGCGTGGGTTTCGCGATAATTGCCGACCTTAGAATGTATCCAAACTTGATAAAGCTTTAATTGTGACGTTTCCGCTGCGAAATCTACACCAAGGCTTGACGCATGGGTCATTTCTGTGCGTGCTATCCTTAACGCCCTCATTCGTGTGACGGGTAACTCTTGACTGAATAACCTTGCAGTTTGCTGTGTAGTCATATTTTCACTACTTGCCCTTAATAGCAACTTTCTAAATTCGTCTTTTATCGTTTGCGTTACTTGTGAAATCTTATTAGTAATACGTGGGTCTTTTAGTTGTCTTTGAATATATGACTGCCACAATTCAGAAAAGAAACCAACGCTAAATCTTTTTTGCTTTTGCAGTAAAGTATGTTGGTAGTTAGCGTAGTACCAACCGCCTTTATTATATAACTTGTAGTAAACTTCATAAACAGATTGTTCTGTAATTTCATTAAGACGCATTTCAGCCACTCTAAGCCCTTGTTGTTGTGCTATCTTACTAAATTGCTTATTTAGCATATAAAGATAGCTATAAACAAATTTAACAGCACTCTTTTCAGCTATATCAGCTAACCTATCAGCTTCACTCTGTAACGCTTGGATTGTTTTCATAATTTAAGTCCATAGGGTCTAGTTGGATGTCCCAATACTTTTGTGGAGTTTTTGCTCTTTCGTCTTCCAAAGCATCATAATTTAAGAAGTCAGTTCTCTTTTCGTTATCAGAAAGAACATCAAGTTTAGATAAAGCGTTTGCAGTTGCTAATATGTCTTGGTTGAACTCCTCATAACAATCAAAGTCAATACCTAATTCTAAGTTTTCGCCTCGTTCCTTATACGTTGACATCCAAAAGTCGTTCATGCCTTGCAATAGGTCTTTAGCTTCAGGAAATACAGTATCTCTTAAAGCCATTTTAGTGACTTCTTTTATCTTGCCATCGGTGTTGGTTGAGTTATGACCTAAGATAATAGGGTTTATATGCCACACGCCACAAATGGCAGCAATAGCACTATCTTTTGATTCAGTCGTATTGGTGTCTTTTAAAGCCGTTCCTATTTTGATAGCATCTAAACCATAAGGAGAAACCGATATATTAGAACGGTCTTTTTGTTTGAGCATCTTTCTAACCTTGTCTATCCATTCTTGAACAATAGTTTTATTGTCTTCATCGTTCATCGTGTTTGATACTTCCATGTCTTTAGGAAACATTATGGTCTGTGCGTCACCCGTTTGATATGAGTACAACTCCCTTTCTTTTGCGTATTTATACGTGTCAATCTCCTGCAACGCTGCCCTAACTTTACTTGTCCCATAAAGTTGCGAACCGTTTAAAGTATAGTCAAATGAGTGATTAGAAAGTAATAGTACGTCCTCCGATTTGTAAGACTTATTCCAATCATTTAACATTACCCTATAAGATTCAATAGGTTGTAACGCTCCGCCTGACTTGATTTCTGTTAAATGTGATGGTAAAGGATATAATTTTGTTGGTACTCCTTTGTTTCTACCTACTTCAGGCATAAACTTATAACTGTAAGCATTTCCAGTAATTTCAAGGAATGACACCAAAGCCTCGATATATTCCTGCTGAGATTGCATTTCATTCGGTCTTTCGATTAATCTGTTTAAATCTGTTCCCTCTACTTCGTCCAATCCTTTTTTTAATAGATTAAACTTATTATTCTTTACTCTATTAAAACTCTTTTTGTTATTTACCACATAAACATAAAAAGGAACACTTGCTGCCTTCTTAGCGATCATATTTATAATAGAATATACATCCGGATTTCCTTGATAGCCATTTGCTACATAAGCGCGCGGATTATTAGGTATATTAAAAAAGATTCCGTTAAAATAAGAAAATAGAGATTGATTGTATTTATTTCCAGGATCGGATTGAGTAGGCATAATAACAGCCTTAATTCTTTGGATTAGATTCATATACTTATATTTTTACAAATTTACTATTATTCCACTACAAAATCAAAAGGCTTTAATTCAAAATAGATTCTCATCATTAAAGCGTCTGATATATCGGGCGATCGTCCTAATTTCTCTTTTACTTTCTCCTTTGGTAATATTGCAAGTTTCCCATCTTTATCCGCGTTATGTCTGTGTACCCATTCCAATTCCTCAGTCAATTGCTTTCTTATATCCACATCTTCTGTTCTGACTGCTATCTCATTTTTATTGATTAACTCCGCAAGTCTATAATAACACTCAGACTTTAAGTTAATATAATTGCCTTTAATAGCTTTACTTCCGTTTAAAAACCCTTTGCAGCCTTTCACTTGGTCGCAGGTGCCTCCGCCGATTCCATCTTCGTCGATTATGATATTATTGTGGTGAATTCCTTTTGCAGCAGCCAAAGACTTTATGAAGTCCGCAACCTCTGTAGTTGATTTCTTTGATAGCTTATGGATCTCAGTTACTGTCAGACCGGACCAAAGCATTACAATAGTCTTATCTTTGCCATACCTTGCTATATCGGCGCTAATATATTGCTTACCCTCTGGTAATTGGGAGTATGACGACAGTAAAAACAATTTAATAGATTATAATAAAATAGTAGAGATATACTCGAATGAATTACCAGAGGGTAAGCAATATATTAGCGCCGATATAGC